CAGACATAGTGTACGCAAACGGTACAACTGACAACTTTGAAGTGTACATACAGCAAGGCAGTGGCAGCAACAAAGACACCACAGCCGGCCAAAACATTTCGTACTTTAGTGGCGCAATGGTACGAGGCGCATAAGGATAACAAATGGCATTTCCAACATCACCAGTTAACGGACAACAAGCTACAGTAAATGGAACCACCTACGTGTATGTGAGTGCTAAGAACGCCTGGAATAGAGCAACAGGATCATTTTCAGTGATTGGGGATGTTACACTGGCAAATGTTTCGTACCAAGCAAATTCAGCTATTCCAAAAAGCTACGCTGACTCAATCGCAGTGGTTTTTGGATTCTAACAAGGTAAATACACCATGCAAAAAATAAAACAAATGTTTCGCAAAGACTACACTGGTGAGCAGATAACAACCAGCATGACCTGGGAAAATGGCAAATGGAATCCTGCGAAAGAATTTATTTCAAACCGTATTGATAACCAGCAAACTTCCAAACGTGCGGCAGTGATTGGTAACGGTAGCACTCGTGCTAACTATGAATTGTATCTTCTAAAAAATCACCGCGGTGGTCTACTAGGATCTGGTGCATTACAAACCTATGGATGTAACGCACTATACAGAGATTACACACCAACGTTTCTTGTTGCCACTGGCACAGTGATAGCTGAAGAAATTTCACAAACCAGTTATCCAGCTGACCATATTGTTTATGCAAACGCTGAAATCGTTGCTCGTTATCCCGGTATGTTCTATTTGATTCCACAAGATCTACACTATAATGCAGGTGCTCTAGCAGTTTACCTAGCCTGCTTTGACGGACACGAAAAAGTCTACATGCTAGGATTTGATGGCAATGCTGGTGCAGATCACAACAACAATATCTATGCAGGAACAAATGCCTACGATGCTAAAGATCAAGACTATGCTGATACCATGTGGGTCAAGACCCTAGATGTAATCATGGACACATATCCTGACACAGAATTTATTAGAGTGATGCCCAGTGCAAGATACTATTGCCCGGGTGCATGGTCCGCAAAACCTAACTTTAGACAAATAGCCTGGCGAGATTTTGCACTAGAAGTAGACCTATAATACTTTTTCTAGAGTGCGTATTTTTTCAACTACCGCACTGAATTTAAACGTTCTCCACACACCAGGATGTAACGGTTTAGGATAGTTATCCAGTGGTACCCAGCAATAGCCGTTGTGCTCATGATTTAGTACAGGGATAAACTCTTGCTCTACTGGAATCAAAAAAGTATGATACACAAAGCGTTGATCTTCGCTGGTGAATTGCTCCAATGGGATAACCTTGGAGTTGGATAAGTCGACTCCTATTTCTTCGACAATTTCTCGGTGTAAGGCTGAAATTACAGTTTCGGGTTGATCTACTCCGCCGCCCACTAACCCCCAGGAATTCTTATGACGCTTCTGTGTTCTGAGCAAGAACATATACCTGTGAGACTGTTTGCTGTAGATCAGCGCACCACACCCTACTATAGGATCAGCGTCCATTTACCCTCTCGATACACACCTTCATAGCTTCGAACCCATGTTTCTCCGTTCCAGTTATACTGAACGTTTGTATTTAAGTTGGTCATGTAGTACTCGTCAATATTACTTTGACTATCAAACACCACACGCCAACGGGTACCATCAAATTCAATTATGTCATTGGCATTGGCTATCAGTGGATAGCCATTGGCTGTCCAAGCCTTGGCAAACTCAGTGTTATCGGTTTCATTGATTGGATTAAGGATCAGATATCGTGTTCCGGCAACAACTTTATAGTTGCCAGTAGCTTTGTCAATCAACAGTTGATCTACGTTAACTTTAAAAGGATCAAGTATAGCATTAATTGGCTTCAGCGTGTTGGTTGGTAGTGTATCTATAAAAGGTTCAAACAAAAGCAAAGTGTCGTCCACAGGATGGAAAGCTATAGTACCCACGATTTCAGTTCCATTGGGTTGCTCTAGTCGAATCTCACTGGTGCCGTTGTGCATAACACCGTATAAACTAATGAATGCTGACCACGAGTCAGGCTTACCAGACCGATATAGATCAAAGTCTGGATTGTTTAGATCATCGTTGTTGCGAGCATCTAGTGTGCCTGGATGAGTTGCAATTTCGTCGTATTTGAGTAACTTCAGTGTATTACCAGAAAAGAATATTCCGTAGCGCATGACATTCCATGCCCTGCGTGTTAGCAGTCGGTCCGGATCTCCCATTGCGTCTAGGTAGTCGTCTGCTGTTCTTGCTCCTGCATTTTCCCCAGCCCAAACACTGGACACAACTTTCTGTACCACACCCAGTTTCTTTAGTTTGGCAGGAGGACTGATCCAGATTGGCAACTCAAATGTCATGGTAGCAACGCTGATAGGATCTTCGGCACCAATTGGCACCGTCCTTGCGTCCCAGTTAACATCGGTTAGTAGAACCGCACTCAGACTGGTCCAGTCAATGTAGTTGTCTGTGCTCTGTATTTCAAGACTAGGATTATACAGCGAAACAATTTGCTCTATCAGCTGTAGCTTTTGCTCAGTGTTAGAAGTCCATATATCCAGCTTTAGTGTCAACAGGTAAGGAACAGGCATCATGCGTTCTACAGTAAATGCATCACCTTGTTCGCTGGTTGGCAATCCTGTGTCCGGATCAATTCGTCGTTGTCGCAGTTGCATCTTGCTAACATGAAACGGTTCCTGTACCCTTGGCCGATCATATTGCAGTCCAGAGATATAGGCGGCCATTGCAGGTACAGTGCTCATGGAATTTTCACTCATGCCCTTGAGTATGTGTGCAGCCTGCCTGCTTTGGTCGCCATAGAAGCAAGGCACAGTCTGCAGTGCCAGCTTGTTAGTTGTGGTATCTGTGGTGCCAAATTGAACCTGAAAGTTACTGTTTAGACGTATAAACTGTAGTAAAAAACGTCTAATCTGTTGATCATAAAAGAATTGTACGGCCATTAGTTGTCTGCCTTAGGTGTTAGTGCTGTGCTTAAACTCACACGTTCATTTAGTGTATTGCCTGCACTATCTTCAAATGTGGTAGTATTGTTAACAAAGCCAGCACGTTGTGTTCTGTTGGTACCTGCACCTGGTGTTAGGTTAGTACGTACAGCATCTTCAATCTTGACCCAGCGTTTGCCATCATATCTGAATAGCCTATTAGGCACAAAATCCAACCTCAAGAAATAATCACCATTTTTAGCAGACTCTGGAAATGCAATGCCCATACCAACATCAAGTCCATTTGGTGCATCACCATCTCCTGACATATAGCCTTGGACTTTTGCAACCGGAGCCGTAGGACCTGCACTGGCCTTGGCTGGTGCAGTGGTTCTCAGAGTGATAACTTCTCCGCTGGATACTGTTATGTTGCTGGATATGATAATGCCTGAGTTGCCAATGATACCAGTTACAACCACACCATTAGCAGCCACAAGCGTGGATGTAGTGACTGTGGCCCCTACGACGGCAGCACGAGCATTGCCCACCAGGATCCGGTTAGTGTTAGTTCTATTTCCTGTAGAGATCAAACTAACAACGGTAGCACCAGTTGTGTCAACATTGGCATTGGTGGTATCAACCCCTTGTGTAGATCCAATTTGGCCATCAATGGATCGATTCACGATAAAGAGATTGGCAGTATTATATCCTGATCGTGGCAGTTCTATTTCTGCCTGTGCAATCACAGCTTCATTTATATCCAGATACTTGTTGTAGGTGCTAACAATGTCGCTTAGTGGACTGGCGTTGGCATTGGCAGTGAACGGATCGCTGTCAGCTGATATTTTGTTGAGTATGTCTTTGTACTCTTGGCTATCCACCAGTGGCTGTAGTTTAACACGCCATAGATGCGGATACCAGGTTGGACTGAATCCTTCTGCTGCCCAGCTTGCATCAGTCACAACATAATAGCGTTTGATAGCAAACGGCACACTCTGATCCAGTGCATGATAATCTTTAAGATGCATAAGCTCTAGCACATCGCCGGCAATGATCTTGCGCCCAATGGTTTCAACAATATCGTTGAGGTGGAAAGTCATGAACTGAGTACCGGCTGCTAAAAACAATCCAAATTGGCTTAGGTCAAAGTCTTGATCTTGCTTTTGGTAAATTCCACGCAGGGTGTAAATCGAAGTGTCGTATTTGCGGTCACGGTTTTCCACAAACAACAGGTCTTGTATGTTCAGCTCGCTTTGCGTACCGTATGCAGGCTTGGTTGCATCTGTGCCTGCATTAGTACTATCTGTTCCCAGATATTTGTGTAAAACGATACCCGTACCGCCAACAGTAAACATCTCGCTGATGCGGCGGTCTAGGAATTTGTAGTCGTTACCCTTGTGTTCACGCCACAGCGACAATCTAGGCATTTTTGGATCCTTATTGCTGTATTTAGTGCGATTGACAGTATGTCCAAACGGTTGTATACTGTGCAAATGGAGATAAAAAACGCCCTAGAATGGAATGCTGTTAGCACTAGATTGCGAGCCCAAATGCAGGCCGCACCCGCTATGTGCAAAAAAGATCTGGCCAAAATGATTGGACGCATCGAAGGACTTGTGCATCGGCTGGGCAGTGAAGAAGTGGAAATGCGCCGTGGTAAAAAAACAACGTCTCCCCGCCACGCAGAACTGCTAGGAAGCATAAACCAAAGTATTATAGATTTTGAGCAGTGGCTAATATTAGCTCATTTGCAACATGGTTGACATGTTTGTCCGTTTTGTGTATAATTACACTGTAATCAATTTTTCCTTAGGAGCAAAGCATGGCCACAGCCGCTAAAAAAGCACCCGCTAAAAAAGCCAACACAGGCAAAACTGTAGCAGGGGTCAAAATCGCTAAAAAGAAAGTAACGGTACGCCGAGCTCATCTTGCCGATGAAAAGTACACAGGCAGTGAGCCACAGTGGGATACCGAACGAGCACTTGCAATGAGTGACGCAGATTTTGATCATCACTTGCGCCGTAGTTTTTATTACTACAATTATCACTTTACCACAAAAGACCTCAAGCCAGCTTTTGTTACCTGGCTCCAGGAACAGAAACACTTTACAGTTACTAAAACAGACCTAAGCAAGGTTATCAAAAGTCGCTGGGTTCCAATGACAGCATGTGCAATCATTGCCGCCCATGAGCAAGGTATGCCTCTTAAACCTCGTGCATTGCAGTATTTAGAAACAGCGGTACGTGACGTTTGCGAGAAGTATGACTACTACAACGAAGAAGACGATCAGCCAGTTGTGGCAGAAAACAAAACAGTTTACAAACAGCCCACGATCCAGGATCGTCTAAATGAAAAAACCAGCGCCACGATTGGTGAGCTCGAAGGTTACTTTGACGATGTGGTAACAAATGCTGGTACAAGTTTTAAGCCCTATGACTTCCTGGTTACACAAAACGTACCACAGGGACAGTTAGGCAAGATCGAAACAGCATTTGCTAAAACTCGAATTGAACTAGAATCTGCACAGGCCAAAATGGACGAGCAGTTGGTCGAAGGCTACAAACATTTCAAAGCCGCAGATTACAAACGTATCTATGCTTGGCTGGATGAACTGCAAAAAGCAGTTGACCAATATCGCGGAGTGAAGAAAGCTACCAAGAAAGCTCGTGTTAAAAAGAGTCCAACCAAAGAAAAATTGATTGCCAAGCTCAAGTATTCTAAACAAGATGCGGTACTCAAATTGGTTAGTATTAACCCTGTGGACATTGTTGGTGCCCAAGAACTGTGGGTGTACAATACAAAGACTCGCAAGCTAGGGCAGTACATTGCAAGCACCAGTGCAGGACTGGCTGTAAAAGGCACAAGTATTGAAAACTACACAGACAAGAGTGTGAGCAAGACTCTGCGCAAGCCCGATGTACAACTTGCAGATTTCATGAAAGCAGGCAAGGTACAGTTGCGCAAGTACATGGACAGTATCAAAGCAACAGAGACACTGTTAAACGGACGCATCAACGTTGATGTACTGTTGTTAAAAGTACAGTGATCTAACTCAAGTCCAAATCCCTGTGTGCATAAATACTGCATACAGGGATTTTTTATGACCACTATCAAACCAGGTTTAACAGCAACCCAGGCAATCACTACCGAAAGTTTAGGTGGTCCTGGCCCTATTGCCTATGACGAAAATCAGTATCCTGCTACGTCAGCAAAACGCAAGGAAATTGAAGACTATATACGCTTTCGCCTAGGCGATGGCATGGTTGATGTTGAACTAGATCCTGCACACTATAAAGTAGCAATTGATCGTGCGCTACTACGCTATCGTCAACGTGCGCAAAATTCAGAAGAAGAAAGTTATGTGTTTTTAAATCTTCTTCCTCAAACACAAGAATACATATTGCCAGCTGATATTCAGACCGTGCGTCAAGTGTTCCGTAGAGGCATTGGCAGTGTGAGTGGCACAACTGCAAGTCAATTTGAACCGTTTGCATCGGGCTACTTGAATACCTATATGCTGGTAGCAGGACGAGTTGGCGGCCTTACCAATTACGAATTATTTTCGCAGTACCAAGAATTAGCCATGGTAATGTTTGGTGGATACATGAATTATACCTGGAATCCGATGACCAAGAAACTTACTATTG